TGTAAGTAAATTCAACATCAAACATCTCGATAGCGTTTTGCTGTTCGTAATCAAGTGCAATTGCACCGATTAGCGTTGGCATCGCATCAACAAATTTGTATGATTTGATTTCTGCACCAGAACGATCCAACTGAGTCACTGTCAAGTCGACTTGGTAATCGCTAGGATTAGTACGACCATCAGTGGTGTTGTAGTTCTGAATACCAGACTGCCATTGCTCAAGAGCATTACGGATACCGAAAGTAGTATCGTTATAAATTGTAACCGTCCAAGGTTGGAAAGTACGCTCGCCAGCAAAGTTTACAGGACGACCACGATAGAGAACTGGAAGAGTCTCGATCGTAGAAGCAGGTAACTGTGCTGCTTTACAGAGGAATTGTGCCCTCTGTCCAGCAATCGCACCAAGACCAACATAAGACGGAAATGTTAAATCAACACGAAACTGATTGGGACGTGCACCGCCACCGATCATTTGTGCCTTAAAGTCAGCAATATTTGCCATTTCTCTATCTCCTTTGTTCTAATCTATTTATGTTCACTCTATTAACCAGTCAACTCGCTGAACGAAACGCCAGTACGAGCAGCAACAAAGTTCAGAGTGATAAAGTTGATAGAACGGCTAGGTTTGACGAAGATATCAGCAACGAATTCGTTACGATCGATAACTTCACCAGTGTTGTTGCTATCATCACACTTCACTAAGAAGTCTGTTACACCACGACGACCTTGTACGTCACGGAGGAATGGTTCAACCAAGTTACGGAACTGAGCACGAGTGAACGAATCGTTGAATTCGAACAACTGGAACTTAGCAGCAGTAGCAATGGCTTTTTCAAGAACGATAAACAAGCGACGGACATTGATACGATCGAAAGCACTTGGCTTAGAAAGTAGAGTCTTGTCACCAAATAGAACAGTGCCATCTCCAGGGAAAGTAACAACAGGGTTGATACCAGCCTTATAAAGAGCATCACGGTCTGTTTTGGTTGGGTTCATTGCTAGTTTAACAACATTCTTAACTTGACCACGATTCAAACCAGCAGGTGAGAACCATGCATCGTTTGTGTAGTCTGTACGAGCAGCAAGACCAGCCATGTCACCATTTAGTGGGACGAAGCGATATACATCGTTATAACGATCGTATTGGTACTTGTAGCCAGAGTCCATTGCAGCATAAGAGCTAGATGGCAAACTGTTACGGTATGTAATCATTGCATCAGTAGCAGTAGAACCGTTACCAATAATAACATCGTTAGTAGATGTATTGATTGGTGATATGAATACCATACAGTCTTTACGTGCTTCACAAACGTTGTTAATGATGTAAGTAGCAGTTGTTGTTGAAACTTTACCAGCAGCAAGTAGGCTAACATCATAAGCAGCATCGTCTGCTAGAAGGATCCATGCATTTTGAAGATTACCGTCAGTGGTAGCAAAATCGTCAACACCACCAGTTAAAGAACTATCGATAGTACCAGAAGCACCAAGACCAGTAAAGGTAACACCAGATGCAGCTGAACCCCAGTTAGTTCCTACTGTTGGATGATCCATCCAATAAATATATTCTGAACGAGAGTTAATTACACTTTTGTAGTAGTTGTTAGTTCCATCACTTTTCTTAGCATCACTTGCTTTAGAAGCAAAGGCAAACTTTTCAAGAACAGTACCAGCAGTTCCAGAGAAAAGACCATCCTCATCGATGATAAGAATATGTACTTCGTCCGCAGACGCACCTGCTGCAGCAGCAAAATCAGAAGTTCCTGGAGCAGAATCAAACTGTGCTTTGTAAGTGGCAGATGCATTGTTCCAAGAAGAACTATCCATCATGACAACTTGTAAAGAGTTACCTAATGCACCTGCATACCTTGCAGCAAATTCTCCGAAGAGACCTTCACCTGCTTGATATGAAGTAATGTAAGTATCGTTATTTTTAATTTTAACACCAGCAGTAGTAATTGTTGATGTCGCTGTAGCAGTTGTTCCAGAATCAGGAGCACCAATAGTAATTGATGGCTCTGTTGAATATCCTGAACCTGCTTCAACAATTGTAATCCCAGTGACTGTAGAAGTGCCAATGGTAACTGTACCGATTGTAGCACCTGTTCCATCACCAGTAATAGTTACTGTTGGGGCAGTTGTATATCCTGAACCTGCTACATCAATTGTAATTCCAGTAATAACACCAGCAGCAATTGTTGCTGTTGCTGTTGCATTATCACCAGATTGGTCTGGAGCAGCAATTGTTACTGTAGCGGTAGTATAACCAGTACCACCATCTGCTACTGGAATTGCAGTAATACCAGCACCTGATATTGTTGCAGTACCTGTTGCTTGTGTACCACCAGATATATCTGGTGCAGCAAAGGTTACTGTAGGAACAGATGTATAACCTGAACCTGCTTCAGTAATAGTTGTAGCACTTACTGAGCCTGATTTTTGAGCAACCGCATTTTTAGCATTTGCTGTATCAGCACGTACTACCAATAGGTTGTTTGTATATGACAGGAAGTTTGCAGCTGTAAAGAAAGAATCAGCATTACCATCAACTGGCTTTCCAAACTGTCGCACTAGCTCATTTTCACTAGGAACAGTAGTAGGAGCCTCAATTGGACCCCACTGGAAAGTACCTGCGAAACCACCGATTGAGGTGCTAACAGCAGGAACAATTGAAGTAAAATCTTTTTCTACGACTGCAACGCCTGGAGAGAGTTGAAACGGCATTGTTGTTCTCCTTGTTTAATAAAGTTTTTACCCTAGACAATTATCTCGTCTACATTTTATTTATGTTTTTCACGTTTTTAGAAGTTCAAAGGGTCTCGTTCTTCCCCATCGTCGTAAAAACCGAAAGGAGTAAGTTCGTTTTCAATTGCTTCTATTCGTTCACCATACATAATTTCTCTTAGATTAACATTATTTAGTTCTTTGAAATACTGATTACTAGTAGCCCAACCGAACAAAACTAATGGCATTACAAGATCGTCATGATAACCTTCGTCCGCTGAGTACGATCCTCTTTGCTCAATAAATGTAGATATCTCTGAGATAGTGTCTGCGTCACAAACTAATAATTTATTTTCTTCTATAAGTGATTTGAAATTATGACATCCAATTCTTTTAATCTTTTTGTCTGTAATAACCCCAAGTTGAGTTCTGGATGATCCAAAACCACCACCCAAGAATTGCCCCTTTTTAGTGTTTCGACTGACAAACATAATATTTTCATATTCTAATTCGTTGTGCATGATTTGCGCAACTTGTTCACTCACATTAATCTCAATCAAAACCCAAGCCATATTATAATCAGTAGCAACTTTATGTATAATATTCGGATACAACAATGGGCTAATGTCGTTCTTCCTATATTTAGCTACCTGTTTATATGGTGTTTCAGTGATATCAATAACTTGAAATGCTGAATAGTCACCACCAACACCTTGCGCAATATCCGCAACAATCATATATGTATGTTTCTTTTGCGGATCTACGTAAATATCCAGACCATCGTTTTCTATTCTTGGATTGTCTGGACTCATTCTTGAAATAACATCACCACGAATTAGTGTGAGTGATGATCCTAAGAAGTTACAAAGCACCTCTTGGTTAAACTTGAGTTCACCAAGCATCTGTCTTTGTTCTTCTGCCCATGCTTCATCACGTCCAGGAATTTCTGAATATGGAATGAACAATGGGACAAAACCATTTCTACCTTTTTCAGCATCGTTCCAAAACTTCCAGAAGTGGTTATAACCAAGTGGAGTCGAGGATAGCAATACTTTTGTAGTTTCACCAGCAGAGATAGTAGGATATACTGAAGTGAAGAAATCTTCTGCAACGTTGTTAGGGATGATTGCAGCCTCATCCACGTATAGTAAGTTTACTGATTTACCACGAATACCAGATGCACTGGTCGCAGCAGTAAATACCTTTGAGCCATTCTCGAGTTCAATGTCGCCCTTGTTCCAAGTAGTAACACCAACCTGCATCCAGAATGGTAGTTCTTCATACATAATCTGATAACGATTAAGAACTTCCATTGCAGCAGTTTTCTTGTTAGCAAGAATCGCTACCTGTTTACTTGGTTGGAAGATTGTGTACCAGAGAATGTATGCAGCAGAGGTAGTTGTTTTACCTTGCTGACGACCTTCCATAAGAATGACACGACGATTGTTATGAATAACATCAATCTTGTTTCTTTGGCAGTCGTATAAATTGAATAGTTGTAAACCATCGTCTAGTGTTACGATGTAACAGTAGTTTTCAATAAAGTAGATTGGATCTTGAGCACACTTCATATACTCCTTGATTTGATCAGGAGTAAATTGTTGTTCAACACCAGCTGCTTTTAACTTTGGATTACTATTATAAATTTCAGCCATTTAGAATCCGTCTAACCAACTCTCGGTATCAACT